TCTCCAGCGTTAACCTTTGGTGATGCACCATGGGCGCCAGGCCAAGAGCTGTGTAGCGGGACCTTACGAGGCCTTCAAATTTATTCAGTTCTGCTCACTGAAGCCGATATCCTGTTAGAAGCGGAAAACCCGCTTTCCACCGTTGCCGGGGCGGCGGGTATCTGGTACCTCAATCTCAATCCAACTCCGACAGATATTTCCGATAAGAGCGGCCAAGGCCATCATCCGGCCTGGGTGCAACAAGGTGCGCAACTCATTCTTCCCACGCTCTATTCGGCGGGCGCAGCGACAACGGCGGTCGCCATCACGACGGTAGCGGTCTCGTTTGCCAAGAATTACGCGCTAAACATTGTCCCCGCCTCCGTGGCCGTGTCAATGGTCGATGCCACACTTCTTACGCATGCTGGACTCACCCTCGACCCGGCGACTATTCAGCTCACGACAATTGACCCAGCAGTGGTGCGTCATGTTGTGCTGGCGGTCAGTGTGGCGTCAACCAGTCTGACGCCAACAGATGTATCATTCCTTCATCATGCCGTCACTTCGGTTGATGCGGCTGCATACTCCATTACCCCTCTGGATATCACATTACAAGCGAGTGCGGCTCCCAATGCCTATTTACTCACCATTGACCCGGCAAGCGTGGCGGCCAGTCCTGTTGATGTGGCATTGACGAAAGCCTCGGCCCTTGCCATTGATCCGGCCTCACTCACGCTTAATGCCATCGATGTCACGTTAGCCTATCAACCACTGGTGGGGGCCTATGAACTGAATGTCGAGCCTGCAAGTGTCGCGGTGAGTCCGGTCAATCCCGCCATCATCAAAGGCTCGGCGCTGGCGGTTGATCCGGTCACGGTGGATCTCGTGCCGGTCAATCTGACGACGACGCGGGGCTATCGGCTGGCGGTTGATCCAGTCGCTGCAACCATCACGACCGTCGATGTCATGTTGCGCGGGGCATTCCTGATTCCCTGCGATCCTGCCCAGGTGGTCCTGACGCCCAGCGCCATACTCATGATGTGGAGCGGCGCGCCAGTGTATGGCAACGTGCTGTTACGCACGAACGAACGGCTGCGCGTGCCGGGTCTGACGAACGAACGGCTGCGCGTGCCGGGAATTATTAATGAAGCTCTAATTGAAAGCTAACCGATGAGCAAAGAACCGAAGGCGTTCGACAAGATCATTAATGAGGGCAACACCGCCGTTTATGATCTCACGATCACGGATAAGGAGGGCACGATCATTCCGGCCAGTGCCATCTCGGTGCTCACACTCACGCTCTTGAATGTCGCGGACGGCGCCATTATCAACGGCCGCGACGCGCAGGATGCCTTGAACGCCAACAATGTCACGGTGCATGCCTCCAGTGGCCTCCTGACCTATACGCTGCAGCCGCTCGATACGGCCATTCAGGACACGACGCTCTCTTTTGAAACGCACCGGGCGATCTTTCGGTGCACCTATAACAGCGGCGGCGGTCAATCGAATTGGGATGTAGATTTTCTCATTCGCAATCTCTCGGGGGTCGCATGAGTTTTCAATCCGACATGCAGGCGCTGTTGGCCGATCAGGTGGCCCTGGGCGAGGGGGAGACCATCACCTATTGCCCCTATCAGGCGGCCCCTCGGCAGATCACGGCGCTGGTGGATCGGCGGGAACCGCTGGCGGAATTCGGTGGCGGCGGCTCGGTGCCGGTGCTGCGCTATCAGCTTATGGTGAGTCGTGATGAATTGCTCGGGGTGTGGAATCCCACGGAGGGCAAAGATGTCTTTGAACTGAAAGCCCGGCGGGATGATTTGCAGGCGAGCCCGTTTCGGTTAGCGCGGGTGGTGCAGGCCGATACCGGGGCGTATGTGTTGGAGGTGGTGAAATAAATGGCACTAAAACCCCTAGCGCGTGGCGATGCGATCACGTTCACCATTGAAAATGCCGGTGGGTTTGCGGCGGCGATGCGGCTGGCGCCTAAGGTGGTGGCGGGCGGCATCCGACGTGAATTTAAGCGGGCGGGGAGCAAATTTGTGACGAAGGCGGCGGCGGCGCTCCTGACCGGCCCTCCCGGTATTAGCTTGCCGCGCGACCTGGTTCGCACGGCGACCAGTGGGAAGAAAAAAGGCCGAGGGGTGTTCTTGAAAGGCCGCGCGAAGGCCGCGAAAGCGGTGCAGCGGCGGCACATCCTGGCGAAGACGGGTGGGCGCAGTACCATCTTTTTGGCGATGTATACGTCCACATTTCTCACATTCCATGAGAGCAAGATTCGAGCGAAACTGCTCGCGATGTTTGCGGCGGAGGCGAAAGCCATCCAGGCGCGAGTCAGTAAAGAGGCGGTGCGGCTGGTCCAAAATGTATTGGATAAAAAACTTAAAGATAAGGGGCCGATCAGTATTGGGAACCCGTCGCGGCGGCTCGGCGATGACTTCACCTCATCCGGTGGGATTGGATTGGATTTGTAGTGCGCGATGCGAAGAGGGGAGGACGATAAATGCCATCCATCCGTGAACAGATCATGGCTAACTGGCTGACGACGGTTGAGGGCATCAGCATCGCCAATGGGTACAACACCGACCTCGGCCACGTGCAGCGGTTCCGCGCCGTCAGTATGGCGCAAGAGGACAATATTCTCATTGAAATTAAACAGGGCAGCGACCAGCGCGACAGCAGCGGCCCGCTGGGGATTGAGTCGCGCACGCTCACGATTCATACGGTGCTGAAAGTCCGGCACGATCCGGCCACGGACGGGTTGAGTACCGACACGGTGTTCAACGCGATTGAAGAAGATCTGCATAAAGCGGTGATGGCCGACCGCTCACGCGGGGGGCTCGCCGAGGCGCGTGATGATGGTACGCAGTTCCAATCCAGCGAACCGGTTGACCTCGATGAGGCCGGTGGCCGGGCGGCGAAGGATGTGATCTACACCATTAGTTATCGGCATGTACTGGGCGATATGACCACGCAATAACACAAAAGGAGAGACGCGCATGGGATTGAATTATAACCACGGAGTCGTGCTGATCGCAGATGAAACGGTGCCGGGCACCGCAGAGGCCTTAGTCGCGGGTGATGGCGGGATGATCGTCTCCAATATCACCTACAACGCCAACCCGAAACCGATTGATCGCAATGCGATCATTTCCAATAAGGGGCAGATTGCCTCCCTCATGTCGCCGGCCTGGGAGCCATCGATTGAATTCGATACCGAGCTGAAGGGCGGGGGCACGCCGTTGGGCGTCGCGCCGAAGGTGGGGCAAATTCTTCAGATGGCGAATTTTTCCGAAACGATTGTAGCCTCCACCACTGTCACCTATGAACTCGATGGGGCCGACAATCATAAAACCCTCGCGTGGGATCTCAAGGACGACACCGGCGCCAATGGGCCGCGATTCCTCATCTATGGGGCGCTCTGCGGGTTGTCAATTTCATTGGGTATTGAAAAACCCGGCTCGATCCGTGTGAAAGGGCTCGGCAAATACCAAGCCCCGGCGGATGTGGCGCCCCTCACGCCGACGCTGGAACTGCTGGCGCCGCCATTTTTTATGGGCGGGACGTTTACCATTGACGGCGACGCGCTCAACGTCCGGGAGTTTTCGATGGACACCAACCCGGAACTCTTTCTCATTCCCAAGATCTCCGACGCGCAGGGCTTTCAGTATGCGCGGATCAGTAAATTGAAACCGACGTTTTCGGTCACCTGTGAACTGCCGGGGATTGCCACCCAGGATATTTACGCGATCATGCGGGCCGCCACGGAGATCGCCCTGAGTATTGCCACCCCGGCCGTGGCCGGCAACACGATCACCATCTCGGCCACCAAATTGCAATACACCGGCATTGCGTTGAGTGAGGATCGGGGCATCCCCCTCGCCACCATTACCGGGCAGATTAACTATGGCGGCGCCTCACATTTTAAAATGGTGCTGACCTAAGAAAGGAACGCGATGCCGAAGACCATGAAAACGCTCGGCCAACAGATTGGCGAGGTGTGCTGGTACGAGATCGACGGCGAACCGTTTTATCAAGGGACGTTGGTGTTGGGGCAGTCGGCGAGGATTGCCCCGTACCTCCACGGCATGTCGTTTGCCGATCTGCAATCGGAAACCGTGTTGAATAATCTCGGGGATCGGCTGGGCGATGTGTTGAGCATTGTGCTGATACCCAAGGGCCTCACGCCGCAAGCGCACGTGGAGCGCCTGGCGACTCCTGGCGCGGCGCAGAGTGGGGAGTGGTTTCTCGGGCGGTTGACCCATGTCGATTTGCTGGAGGTGATTGAAGATTTTTTCGGCTGCAACCTGGATTCCTCACTTATGACACGGTTCGCCAACGGACTCCAGGGACGCCTGAGCCCCTCGACCACGGACAGTACTATGAACGGATCTGCGCCCTTGTCACCGGCGGCAATCCCGCCCATCGGGGCGCCGTCCTTGGATTAACCGATGCGCAATTGGAACCCTATCTGGTGCTGGCTAATCGGCGGATGTTGTTTGAGGAGGCCGTATTGAGAATGGCGGGGGTGACCGAGATTCCAACATTCGAGCATCCCGTCCCTAGCGAGAAACAGACGGTGAAAGGATTGGGGGAGGCCTGTGGGGGGAGCAAGATTGAAAAGTGTCTCGGGTGGCTCCAGGCGCGAGCGCCCCAGCGCGTCATGGACGGGAAGGAACTGAAGATGGTGGTCACGGAACATCAACTCGCACTGACCCTCTGCCGGGTCTGTCAGAAAGGCTAATCCATGGCGGCTGATATTGTCACCAGGCTCGTGGCGACGGTCGACGGATTTATCGGGCCATTTCGCCAAGCGGAGCGGCAGGTGAAGGGGTTTGCCGATAGCTCCACCCGCAACCTGCAAAATTTTCAAACCTCCGTGTCGAATGTCGGCCGCGTGTTGGTCTCGGTGTTTGTCACCGGGGCCATCGCGCAGGCCATTAATAAAGTGGCCAATCTCGGCGATGAACTGGCTAAAATGAATCAGCGCACCGGCCTGTCCGTGGAGTTTCTCAACGGCCTCACGCAGACGGCGCAGCTCGCTGATGTGAGTATGGAGCAGCTCACCATCGGCCTCTTTCAACTCAATAAAAATTTACTCGATACGGTACGCGGCACAGGGGAAGCGAAAACGACGTTTGCGGCGATGGGTATCGGCGCGACCGAGGCGGCGGCGCTCTTGAAAACGCCGGAGCAGGCGTTCCTCACCATTGCGGATCGGTTGGCCGCCATTCCGGATCCCTCCATTCGCGCGGCGGAAGCCATGCGGATTTTCGGCAAGTCCGGCGCCCAGTTGTTGCCGCTACTCAACCAGGGGAAAGAGGCGATTGCGGCGCAGATTGCGGAGATGCACAAACTCCGGCCGATTACGGCGGAGATGGCGAAGGCCTCTGAGGCCTACAATGACTCCATCACCACGCTCACGCTGGCCTTTGAGGGGTTCCTGATTCGTGGCGTGGGGCCGCTCTTGCCCTCACTCACGCGCCTGGTGGAGTTGATGACGGAGCTGGTGTCGCTCGATACCGAGGCACTGGGCTTTCGCCTGAAAACCCTGGGGCAGGATCTGTTCGCCTCACTCGGGCTGGTGACGGAGTTGCTGGCCGATCCCCTGAACTATAAACAGACGCTAGAGAAATATGAGGCCCTGGATAAGCAATTCATGGCCGAGCGGAAGAAGCGGTTCGCCCGACCAGAGGCGAGCACGCCCGGTGCCCTGAGCACGCCGCTTGATGCCACCATCGCCCCCAAGGAATCCGCCACTATTGCCACCAGCATTGCGCTGAAAAAGGCCGCACTGGAATTGTTGGCTGTGGAAGAAAAACGCGATCAGGTTTCCACCGACCGACAGTTTATGCTCAAGGCGGAACTGCTCACGCTGGAAGAAACGCTGTCTGTGCAAAAGGAAATTGAAGCGGCGGAGAAGGCCAAGCGGGGCGTGGATCAGACCGCGCTCGATGCGATTGGGCTGAGTACCAGGGCGAAGCAGGTCGCGCTCGCCGAAGAAGAGAAGGCGCGGATTGCTGACATTAACAGCGAGAAACAGGTGGGCCTGGGCCTGGATATTCAATCGAGCGCCACGCAGGCCCTGCTCCTACGCACGGCTGATTTTCGCGCCAAATTAGCCAGGGAAGAGTTTGCCCTGCAACTCCGACAGGTGGATACGCAAGGCGATGCGCGACTGCTCGATGCCCAACGGGTGAGAGTCTTAGAGGCACGGTTTAACCTCTCGAAAGCGGAACTGGAAGTCAACGGCCGCACCACCGACGCCATTCAAAAATCTGCACTCGCCGAAGCGGAGCTGCTTACCCTGAAGCAAAAGATCAATGCCGAGAACGAAGCGGCCAAAGGCCGCAGCATTGTGCAGAACGCCACCACGGACATTCAACGCCAACTGGAACCCTTTCGAAAGGCCGTCCGTGAGGCTCAACTCGATGTAGATCTGGGCGCGGCCCTGCCCGGCCAACTCAAAGAAACACAGCTCCTCCGGCAGATCGAACTCCAAAAACAAGTGGTCGCCTTGGCCCAAGAAGAGCGGCGGGTGGGCTTGGTGACGGGCGAAGACGCCACGCGGCAATTCATTCTCGAAGATGCCAAGTTGCGGGCTTTGCAGACGGACACGCAGGGCTCATTCATTGATGGCTGGCGGCGGGCCTTTGCCAATTTTGCCAACGATGCCGAGGGGGCGTTTGGCCTCGGGCAAACGCTGGCGCGTAATTTTGTCACCAACATGCAGAGCTTTTTGTCTCAGGGGATCTCCACGGCGCTCGATGCCATCACCGATAAAACGATCACCTGGCGCGATGTGCTCCAAACACTGCCGAATATTTTGAAACAAATTACGGCCCAGCTCCTCTCCATGGCCATCGTGCAGGGCGTGGCCTCGGCCATTGGCGGGGGATTAAGCGGGAGTGTCGGGAGTGGTATCTCGGGGGCGCAGGCGCGGGGCGCCGCCAATCCCGCGCTGTTTGGCCCCGGCTTCGCCTCGGGTGGCAGTTTTGTGGTCGGTGGGCGTGGTGGGGTGGATGCGAACTTGGTGCCGTTGCGGCTGACACGCGGCGAGCGTGTGACGGTCGAGACGGAGGCGCAGCAACGGCGCAGCGGCGGCGGCGGGCTGACGGTGAATGTGATGAATAATTATGCGGCGGGGGCGGATGTGCGCGTGCAGGAGCGCCAGGCGCCGAATGGGAGTGTGTTGGAAGTGATGATTGAGCGCAAGGTGAAACAGGTGAATAAACGCGAATTCGGGTTGAGTCCCAAGCCGGGGAGGGTGGGCTGATGCCGTGGCCTGCGGAATTGCCGGAGCTGGCGGTGACGCAATCGTATGGTGAGGCTGTGCCCTCCGCCAGCTACCGCACGGATATGAGTAGTGGTGCGGCGAAAACACGGCCGCGTCCGGATTACCCCAATCGGACGATCAATTTCGAGCAGATGTTGACGCGCGCGCAATTGGATATTTTTGAGCAGTTTTATTTTGTTGAGTTGATGAATGGGAGTTTAAGTTTTGTGGAGTTTGGGCCGCGCACGGGCTTGAGCACCACCTATCGATTTATCGAGGGATTCAGCCACAACTATGTCGGCACCTATTATTTCACGCGGTTCGCCCTGGAGGTGCTGTCCTAATGCCACGGAACCTCACACCCGCCGCGCAGCGGTCCGTGTTGGCGCGGGAAACCGCCGAGACCTGGGTGATTCTGTTGACCATCTACGATCCCGGATGGGCGGTGGCTATTCGGCGGGTTTTGAGCCGCACGCCGTTTGAGAGTCGTGGGGGGATTTTTTTCCCGGCCGCCTTTCGTCCAAAACTGCCCGATCAGGCGGATGGCGAGTCACCTACCTGGGAAATTGAAATCGATAACACCGACCAGGTGGTGTTGGCCGAGCTGAAACGTTTTAACCGGAAACCGTATATCTGGGTGGAAGAGGTGATGGCCTCGGATCCGGACACGGTGCAGACCACCACCGGCATTCTGCGGCATCGCATCCAATCCTATCATAATATTGGCGGGACGGTGACGTGTGTGATTGGACGGGAGAATTTGAAAAATGAGGGCTTCCCTCGTGGACGCATTACCCCCAGCGGGTTTCCCGGTGGGTTTTAACTGGGATGCCTGGGTGGGCCGCTCCTCTGCCTCAGTGGGCAATTGCTGGGAATTTCTTCGGCTGGTGTTGCGGGAGGCCCTGGGGGCGGAACTGCCGCCCTTTCTCGATGATGTGGTGGCGCTCCGCACGGCGGCGCCGCGCGTGACGGGGTGGCAGACGGTGGCGCTTACGACCGCACAACCCTTCGACGTGCTGGTGTTTGATATGTCGGTGAGGCGCCCGCCTCATGTGGGCGTGGTGGTCGAGCCGGGATTGTTTTTGCATTGCCTGAAAGGGGGTGAGAGCGTGGTCGAGTCGTACCATCGGAAATTTTGGCGGGACCGGGTGTCGGAGGTGTATCACTACAACCGATGATCATTACCACCAAAACCCACCCTCTTCGGCAGCGGGCCGAGACGCGCTATTTTTCGGCCTGGCGCACGGTGGATGCGCTGTCGCGCACGCTCGCCCGTACTATTCCTGCGCATGTGATCCACATCAACGGTGAAAAAATTCCCGTTGAGGCCTACGATCGCATTCTCCACGAATCCGATGAGGTGACGGTGTGCGGGGTGCCGGGAGAAGCCGCGACGCTGACCTCGTTTCTGATTTCCCTGGCCGTCTCGGCGGTGCTCACGGGGGTCTCGATTGGGCTCACCTATCTGCTCCGGCCGAAAATTAAAACATTCGGGACCGATACGCCGACGCAGTCCATTACGGGCGTGGGCAATCGCCCCGATCCGTTTGGCGCCATCACCAAAGTCTACGGCGAGGTGCGCCTGTTTCCGAAATTTCCAGGCGCCACACAAACCCAATACACCGAAGTGGTGGGTGGTGATCAATACCTCCGGTTTTTGCTGCTGGTCTGTCGGGGGCCGGTCACGATGATTCGCCAGGAAGTCAAAATTGGCGAGACCTCGATTAAAAATTTTCAGGATGTGGAACTGGAAATTTTAGAAGGCAAAGCCACCGACCCGCCGCTCACCCTCTATACCCGCGACATCCGCGAGACCACGCTCAACATTGCCCTCACCCAAGCGGCCGATTGGCAAACCCAAACCTCGGATCTAGGGGCCAATGCGCTCTCGGTCGATTGGGCCTTTTTGCGCGGGTTGCAACGCGCCCTCAAAAATGGCGGACGCAGTGCGATCTCGGTCAATGTGCAGATCCAATATTCGCTGGTCGGGTCCGGGGTCTGGCAGGTGTTTGATACCAACATTGTATTTAATAAATATCTCCTGGGCGCCTGGCCGCAGGTACCGCTCCCAGGGCCGATTGTGATCAACTCCGATGGCGCGGATACGCGCGTGGTCACCTGTGTGGTCGAACGCGACGACGGGACACAGGGCTCCATTGATCTTACGCTAAACGGCACGACGCTGGTTGAAAGCACGGAGATTAATAATACGAAACTGATTTCCGCGTCCGTCGTCACCCCGGACACCAATCGGTTGGTCTACCTCTATTACTATCAGCAATTTGATCCTGAGGCCGTGGGCAACCCCGGCTATTCCGATCTGATACGGATCGGGGTGCTCGGTGGGTTTGAAACGATCGGCAAAACGACCTCAGTGGTGCGCAGTAACCACACCTGGAATGTCCCTGAGGGCCAATATCATGTCCGGATGCGCCGGACGACCTCGCCGGGTGATTCCCAAGATGTTGATGAGACCACCTGGACGGCGCTCCGGACCATTCGGAATGAAACCCCGGTGGTGGAGCCCAATTGTGCGCTCATTGCCGGACGCATTCGTGCCACCGATCAGCTGAACGGATTGATTGATAATCTGAGTTGTCAACCGCGCTCCCTGTTGCGGACCTATGATGGCGCCGCCTGGACCGAACCTATTTTAAGTGATAACCCCGCCTGGGCCGTGGCCGATATTCTGACCGGCTATAACGAAAACATTCCGGAATTGTCGGTGCCGTTGACCGCGATCAATGGGGCCAGTTTCAAAGCGTTTGCCGATTGGTGTACGGCGAATGCCTTTAGTTTTAATTATGCGTTTGAAGACACGGACAACATGGAGGATGCCGCGCGATTGGCTGCTGCCGCCGGGCGCGGGTCGCTGGAAGAAGTGGACGGCGAATATATTATCGTGATCGATCAGCCGCAGACGGTGGTGCGGCAACATGCCACGCCACGCAATACGTGGGACTTTGAGTCGACGGCCACCTATCCCGACGTGGTCCATGCGTTGCGGGTCAAGTTCAAGAATAAGTTACTCAATTTTCAGGATGATGAGCGGGTGGTCTTTGCTGATGGGTATACCGCCAGCAATGCCACGATCTATGAGCTGGTCGAGTACCGAGGGATTACCAACCCCGATCAGATTTTTAAATTCGCCCGGTATGAATTGGCGGAACGGCTCTTGTTGTTTGAGGAAATGTCGTTCTCGATGGATCTCGAGCAGAAAATGGTGGTGCGGGGCGATCTGATGGCGCTCTCCTATGATGCCCTATTGGTGGGGCTGGGATGGGGCACCGTGAAATCTGTGGAGCTATCGGGGGCGCAAACGATAGCCATGAGACTCGATGCGACCGTGGTCATGGTGGCCGGGAAAACCTACGGGGTGGAAATTCGCACGACGGCGACCAACGAGACGATCACGGCGCAGATTGTGACTGAGGAGGCCACAGTGAGCCGCGTGCGGTTTGTGACGCCGCTTCTTGGGACTCAGCCGGCTGTGGGTGATCTGGTGACGTTTGGCGAATGGGGCGAAATATCCCAGCGGGTGAAAGTGAAAGCGATTCGCA